CCGATCTTGCCGACGAAGGGGATGTGGGTGTCGACCTCGGGGAGTTTGATCTCGAAGTCGTTCCACGCCCGGATGACCATGTTGATGGCACCCTTGAACGCGTCGTAGATGCCGTCCCACATCCCCGCGAAGGCTTTACTCATGCGGCCGGGTAGCCCGGAGAAAAACGACACCAGGTCGTCAAACTTGCCTTTCACCCAGTTCCACACGTCGGTCGCGCCACGCTTGATGTCGTCCCAGTGTTTCGTAATCATCAGGACGGCTAGGCCGATCGGCCCGGTGATGATGGCCAGCAACAAAGGCCAGTTGTCCTGCACCCAGTGCCACACCGTTTTGATGGTGTCGAGCACGAAGTTCCAGACCCGTTCGGCGGTTTCTTTGATGGTGTCAAAGTTGTGGATGATCAGGTAGGCGACTCCGGCGATGACGAGACCGATGGCGATGAACGGGGCGGCGGCCAGCAGGGTGGCGGCAGCGGCGGCGCCGGCGGTGATCGCCCAGGAGATGAAGGCGGGGACGACGACAGCGGCGACGACGGTGCCGATCCCGATGAACGCGGCGAGGACCTCCTCTTTGTGGTCGGCGATCCAGTCCGACACCCCGGAGATGGCGGGGATGAGGGTGTCGGTGAAGAACGAGGCGAGGGTGCCGAGGACGGGGAGGAGGTAGGTGCCGATCTGTTCTTGGAACTCGCCGAACTGGATTTTGGCGTTCTCCATCTTCCCGGCCGCGGTGTCCGCCGAGGTGGCCGCGTCGCCCTTGAACGTCTTGGCCATGTTGGCGAACACCTGGTCGGCGGTGAGCGCGTTACCGCCGGCGTCCTTGGTGGCGATGCCGAGTTTCTGGAGTCCGCCGACCGACCCCTGGGCCGCTTTCCCCATGGCCTCGGTGATCGTCCCCAGGTCCTTACCGGTCCCGGCGGAGGCGTCGACCGCGATCTGGAGAAGGTCCTGGGATTTGGTGACATCCCCGGTGGCCCGCACCAGGTTCCCGAGGGCGGGGCGGAGCACGTCGTCGGCGATGGCCGAGTGTTTCGACATGGCCGTGATCGAGTCCTCGGTTGACTTGATCTGGGCGTCGGTCGCCCCCGCCGAGTTCCGCATGGTCTGGGCCAGGACGGCCTGGGCGCGGGCGTCGTCGGCCGCCGCGTCGACCGACGCCTTCCCGAATTCGAGGACCTTGTCAACGGCGAACGCGCCGCCGATGGACAGCGCCGCCTTTTTCCCGAAGTCGGCCAGGCTGTCCTTACCGGCGCCGGTGGCCTTGTCGATCCCGTCGGTCAGGTCCTTGGTGTCGGCCACGAACTTGGCGACGATGGTGGGCCCGCCCGACGCCATTACCGTCTCCTCTTGCGGGCGGCCTTTTCCCGTTCGTTGATGACGTTGCGCTGGTAGGCCACGAACGACCGGTAGGTGATGTCATCCATGGCCCACACCTGCTCGGGACTCAACCGCCAGAAGTGGCAGAACGCGGCGAGGCTGCGCCGCTCGAGCTGCTCGTAGGGTCCACCGCCGCCACCGCCGCGTCGTCGTCGATCATCAACCCGACCTCTTCGCAGTCCGCCCAGGCCAGCCCGGGGCGGTCGCGGCGCAGGATCACCCAGGCAATGGTCTGATTGCGGTCCTCCCACTCGGCGTCGCCGTCGAACACCGACCTAAACGACAGCCCGGTCTGGGCTTTGAACTCGCGCATGGTGCCGGGCGACGCCGCCGCCGCCAGTTTCAGGTCGGCGGTAGTGACGACCAGCACCTCGGGCAGGGCGGCGAGCGCGGAGCCGTTGGCGGTTACGAGCTGGGTGTCGACCATGAGAACCTCTTCACCGTGTCCTCGGCGGCGGCCGACGCCGTCGCCGCCCACTCGTCCGCGGCGGCTGCCGCGGTGGGTTGCAGGTAGCGGCCCTCGGGGATGTACGGCCGGCCCCGGGTGCCGCCGAACTCGATCCACCCGGCGTAGTCCAACCCGTCGCCCATCCCCACCGCGACCCCGTCGTCGTCGACATCCGATTCGACCGACCCGGCCAGCTGGCCGGAGAGAACCGGCACCCGGGCGGCGACCTGCCCGGCGACATGCTGGCCGAACTCGGCGCCGCTGCGGGCCACCGCCGGGGCGACCTGCTCCGCCCACCGGGAGTAATCGGCGGCCGCTTCCGGTAGGCCGAGCACCTCGACGGTCGGGGCGGTCAAGGAACCGGGACGATGTTGGTGGTGGGCAGGTTCGTCCACCCCTTGATCGACCACTCCAGATCGACCGAGGACAGGTCCTGGGCGTCACCGGAGAGCGGGGTGAACGGGCGGGGGATCAGCTCGCCGAAGTACTCCGGGTTCGTCTCCGAGACCGGCTGGGTGCCGTCGGGGATCACCGTGAAAGCGACGGGGACCCCGCCCGCCACCGCCGCCGACAGGACCTCGTTGGTGCCCTCCGGATCGAACGAGTGATACAGGCTGGCCTTGAGTACCCACTTCGTGGCCCCCGGGTACTCGGTGACCCCGCACGCCGTTTTGACCTCCAGGACGGTGGTATCGGGGCTGAGCTCGATATGGGACATCAGGCAGCGCAACGACACCCCGTCGATGGTCAGATCGGGGCTGTAGAGGATGAACGGGGACGCTTCGACGACGGACATCTGGGGGCCTCCTTCATAGGGTGATCACGGTGCGGACGGTGATACGGGCGGCCAGGTAGCTGACACCGCCGATGGGGAACACCCGGTCCCCGCCGACGGTCTCGACCACGAACCCGCCCCCGGCGCGGAGACGGCCGAGCGTGTAGGCCTTCAGCTCCTCGAGGGCGGCGACCCCGGCTCCGGGCACTAGGCGGCCGGACACCGCGGAGACGACCAGCCGGCCCAGGTAGTTGCACGGCCCCGTCGGGGTGAGCGACGGTTCCGCCCAGCCGATCATCAGCGCCGGCGGTTCGAGCGAGTCGACCAGGGCGGTGAGCACGCTCGGGTCGTCGTCGGCGGCGGGGGCGAGCAGGGCGGCCAGTTTCTCCCGGGCGTCGAGCAGGTTCGTCACCCCACCCCCCATTGCTGCTTGAGGGGGATCAGCACGGCGGCGTGACGCTCGAACCCCGAGGCGGGCGTTTTGAGGACCCCGGTCTGATCGAACCCGACCCCGCCGTTGTACGCGGCGGGGGCCTTGTACCACTCCACGGCCCGGTTGACGTTGGTCCGCCCGACCAGGTCGGAGACCGGGTCGGGCAGCGGGTCGACCCGGTCGAGGGTGTGGTCGATCTCGGCGGCGGCGGCCTCGAGGCAGGCGGTCAGCAGATCGGTGTTGGTGTCGGTGACACCGATCCCCAACGCGTCGGCCAGCTCGTCAGGCGTCGCGTAGGCCATCACTTCGCCTTGTCGTCGGTGTCCTTGCTCGGCGCCGGCTTGGCGGCGGGCTTGGTATCGGCGGGCTTCGCCGCGCGCTTGGTCTGCGTTTCGGGATCGGCTTCGGGGTCCACTTCGGGTTCCGTGTCGGCCCCCGTCCAGATCGGGGCCAGGCCGATCGCTTCCCGGTTCGGGTCGTCGAAGACGGTCATGGCGTCTTGGTCACTTTCACGACGCCGGCCGGTTCGATGACCACGGCGTCGAAATCGCCGGCGTAGCCGACCTGCACGCCCCACACCGACGGTTCGACGACTTGGAGGTTGCCGTAGCGGTACTCGAACGCCTTAGCGGCGGCGGTGGAGTACACCAGGATCTGGCCGGCGTCGAGGCCGGCCGACATCATCACGGTCAGCCCGGCGATCGATCCTTGGTCGCCCTGGCCCATCGGCAGCGCGAACCCCGACGAGAAAGCGTTGGTCGGGTTGACGGGAGGGAAGATCGGGCCGACCAGGCCGAGCATGTCGGGCGCCACGGCGACGATCGTGCGGCCCTGGCCCTTGGTGGCGGCGAACACTTGACCGGCCGCCGTCCAGATGGCTTGGGCGATCGCCAACGCCGTCGCCGGCCCGGTGGGGATGATGGGCCCCGCGGTGGCAGCGGCCCACAACACAGTGCCGGCCTCGTCCTCGGTCTCGATGGCGTACTGCTGGGCCAGGTCGTTGATGATCATGTCCAAGATGGCCGGCGACGCCCGGTTGATGTCCTGCTTCGACACGTTCACGTAACCGCCGAAGGTGTCCGCCCCGAGCGGTGTCTTCGTGATCGTCATCTTCCGGGACGCCAGCTCGGTTTTCTCTCCGGCCTGCTTGCCCACCTGGGTGTGCTGGGTGACCCGGGCGTAGGACCACGCCCCCGAACCGAGATCGGTCGGGCCGAGCGTCGAGATCAACGGTCGGGCCACCTCGATGAAGTTCACGATCGGCTGCACGATCGTCTCGGGCAGCAACCCGGGGTTATCGGCGGTGGTCTGATGGGCGGCGGCCCGGTGGAAGATCTCCATACGCTGAGCGGCGTCGTGATCGCCAATCTGGGCGTAATACAGGTCAGCGATGTACGCCCCCGCGCTGCGGTACTCGACCGGGCCGACCCCGGGGCGGCGGCGCCCGGTTTGCATCTCGGCGTCGATCTCCCGCATCCGGTTACGCGACTCGATGGTCAACTTCGACGTCTCCCGCAGCGGGCCGAGCTGATCGGCCACCGAGCTGATACGGGCCCG